GTTTCATGTACTAAAGTGGGCACCGCTTCTCTTTTCTTTCAGGGGGCTTTTTGGTATAGGGCTATCTCCCCACTCCGTTAGGGGGTCCACCCATGAGGTCGTCGCCTCGTCCCACCTTGCTCGGCTGATGTAACTGGTCATTCGTTGGCCTCCAATCGACCGCCAAACCCCCAGAACAGGTTGAAGACATACCGGTCGGTTGTGGCGACCAGCGACCGGTGCGAGTGAGTCCACGTTGCCGGGAAGATCACCGCTGCGCCCTCAACGGGGGAAACCTTGATGCCCTGCTGAACAAACTCTGTTTCCCCGCCCTCGGGAACGGTGTTCAGGTACAGACACATTGTGAGATGTCGGTGGGCCGCTCCCGGCCAGCCCATGTCAGCGTGGACATGGTGGTACGCCTGACCGGGCCTGTATCGGAGGATGAAGTACCCCTCCGGGGCGAGGCTGAACGGTGCGCCGTTGGCGGCACATGGCCGTTCTACCTGATAGTGGTCAAGACACTCCTGGGCGAAGTCCAACAGCGGTTCCTGCTCCGGCGGTGGGCAGTCGGCGCTGAAGTTCAACTGGTCAGACGTTCGGCTTTCTGGTTCAGGGTCGTCGGTGAAGCCCGACCGGTACCACCGTGACGACTGCTCAATACTCTCCAGCGTGTTTCGACACGCCGTTGTGTCCTCCAACTGGTACTGGCAGATGAAAGGGTCGATCCAGTCATAGTTCACGCCGGAGCCACTCCTGATTGTCCTCGTCCCAGTCGTGGAACACGCCCTCTTCGGGGTTCGTGAACGTCGGGTCGGGGGTCGGTGGGTCCCACAACATTGTCTCCTCGTTCAGCGTCCACGACGGGTAGGGCTGCGGCGGGGAGAACGCATCAAGGGCGGGGTGGTAGATCATCCCCTCACCGGCATACCGGCTTCGGATGTTGCCGTTGTACGAGGTCTGAATCCATGTCCCTGAGTTGGGGAGCATGGCGTCCAGGTGGTCGATGCCTCGTTGTTCAACTTCGACACCGTCGATTGTGGTCACATCGTTGGATACGGCCACGACCCGTATGACGACGTTGTTCTCGTCTAGTTCAGCGAAGTGAGCCATAAGTCCTCCTAAGAAGTCGCATAGCGAACGATCACGATCCCGGTGCCGCCATTGCCACCACCAGAAGCGCCACCACCCCCGCCACCGCCACCGCCACTGTTGGCTGAGGCCGAAGAGCCACCAACCGATGTGCCCGGAATGCCTCCACTGTGGGTTCCACCATCACCAGCACCGGAGTTGGCTCCACCAGACGCCACGTTGGTACTGTACGATCCGCCACCACCCCCGCCGGAGTAGTAGGTGGAAATGTTGTCGTAGGAGAACGCTGACCCCGGACCTCCATCACCGCCATCTGTAGTCACTCCGTCTCCACCGGCACCACCCCCGACATTTCCGTAAACGGAACCGCCGCCACCACCGGCACCACCCCAAGGGCCGCCCCCGGCGGATTTGCCTCCGTTGTCGCCACGGCCCGCCCTGCTACCGCCGATGCTGATGGCCAAGCCCTGATAGGTGTTGTAGGTGTCGTATTGGGCAATGGCCGCTCCACCACCACCGCCCCCTACGCCACCGGTCTTCCACAGGTAGCCGCCGCTGCTGCCCCCGCCAGAGCAGAACTGTTCCTCGTCGGTGCCGTCGGCCCAAATAGTCCACCCACCCCTAGCGCCGAAGTAACTGGCACCGGACCCGCCACCACCAATCGTGATCGGATAGACACCTGATCCGTTCCCACCTGCCGTGTGGACAACGGTCTTGACTTCAAAGATCCCACCGCCACCGCCACCACCGCCGGTATACATCCCACCACCGCCGCCGCCACCGACCATGAAGAGTTCAAGTTCACCGATGCCGCTAGTGACCGTGAAGTCAGCCGAAGAGAGGAACTTGTGCCATTTCCAAGCGCCGTAGGTGCCGTCGAAGTCGCCGCCCGTGGCTGTGATCAGCCCGGCCTCAGCCGCACCACCACCGAAGGCACCAGAGTTCCAGTCAGACACCTTGGAGTTGGGGAAGTACCGACCGATCCTTGGCATGACTAAGCGGCAATCTGGTTGACGTACCCGTGAAGAGTGATGACGTTCGTCGTCGCCGCAAAGGCTTTGACGATGAGAGGCGAGGCGTTGCCCTTGATGAGCAGACCGGGAGCGACAAGCGTCAACCCAGCCTCGGCCGTGATCGTGAGTTCGATCAGGTCGTCAGGGGCCGTGGTGCCGCCCCACTCCAACGTCAACTTGACATCGGAAGCGGAGGTGTTCTGGGCGTAGATCCACACCTCGTCATACGTCGTAGCAGTACCCGACCCGGTGTGGATCGTGTCGCCCGCCGTGGCCGTTGCAGCGACCTTGATTGCCCGCCCGTCGGTAGACGCCGACAGTTTCGTTTTTGTGAATGTCGCCATTACTAACCCCTAACCAAACGATTGTGACGCCAATATCATATTAGCGTCTGTGCCTAAGTCGATATTTGCAGTCCCATCAAAGGATACCCCTCCGATAGTACGGGCTGTTTCCAGAGCAGTAGCCGTAGCGGCATTGCCTGTGGTGCTGCCCGAACTACCTGAAGCGTCACCAGTCACGTTGCCAGTCAGAGGACCAGCAAACCCAGTAGCCGTTAGGACCCCTGTCCCGGCATTGTAGGTAGCCCCGCCGTCAGTCTTCGGAGCCAGGTCACCAGTCGCCGACTCAAACAGAGCAACCGAACAGGTCGTATCCGTCGTGTCAGCAACCGTGATAGTCGTAGGCGTAGCCGCAGTCGCCCACTCAGTGTCGCCGTCGGCCTGCTTTACGAGAACATCGTTCGTTGAAGCGGTAGCAGCCGTCGTAGCGCCGACACCCAGTTTCGTTTCCAGCGCAATAATCGCACCGGAGGCATTCGTATGAACCTCGTCGTGAAGAAAGCCAGCATCATCCATTTCAGTAGTCGCCAAAGGCGACGGCTGTTGGACTGATGTGTCCAGCGTCGTCGGATACTGGGTAGCCACGCTATGAAACCGTGATCGTTACCGTCAGAGTCCATTCTGAGCCCGAAGCCTTCGTGCCCAGAGAGGCCACCTTACGGTTCAGGGCCGTACCGGTATCTTCCCCACCAACGCCACTGGTGGCACTGCGGATGCTCCACTCCTCCCAGGCAAAGTTGCCGTCAGCAGAACCCCACACAGACTTCCAGGTCATCGTCTGACCCGCCAGGGATGGGAACGAGGCCGACTCCATCGCCTTGTAAGACCGTTCACTGGTACCCGCCTGGAGCCCCGTATGGGTTGCAAGGGCAGACGTAGTGCTGGTACCCACCCCGATATAACTAGCCGTGCCGTAAACAGCCGGAGAAGCCAGGCCGCAGAGGCTGTTCAGAAGGTCCGCAATCCCCCCATTCAGGAGAAGATTGTCCTCAACAGAAACCGTGTCGTTCGGGGGGAGCCCTTTAGCCCGGTCAGAAGCAACATTCCACTTCTCAACGGTGGCTACAACACCCCATTCTTTGGAGTCGATGACATCAGGTGCGCTCATAGTGTCCTCACTATACACCGGTCACGGGACGGCCACCAGACAGGTGACCGCCCCGCAAACGGGTTATTGGCTACGCCCGTTACTCAGCGAACGGCGCAGCGGTGCTGACGTTGGTCTGGCGGTTGTGAGGCTCATGTAGGGTGAGTTTCACGTTTGCCGAATGGAGCGGTGAACCCGAAGTGGTGATGTCATACGTCGCCTTCATGAACTGCTTGTAGACATCCATTCGGATATACATGCTCTTGTTGTCGTCACCTGGGCCGATTGCAGGGGCAGAACCGTACTCAACGGTGTTTGCACCCGCTGCGGTATCCGCACCCTCAAATCGGATTCCACCAGCAACGAACGAAGCGTTCGCACCAATAGCGCCCAGTTTGATCTCCATGACGACGGGCCCTGGCTTGTCGACCTGAACCCAACCGGTGTCGCCATCTGCGCTGATAGCAGTATCTGCGAGAAGTACGCCTCCGGTTGCGTCCCGGACAAGTGTGCCTGGACCGACTGTGGTAGTTGACTGTGCCATGTTTCAGCCTCCTATGCTTCCGTGAGGCCGGTATGCCTCACAATGGATAGAGGGTTGTAAATGGCCAGGCCGGGGTAAACCTCAACCCGACCCAAGTGCCCAGGCGCTGCCTCAGTCTCACCAAAGTCATTTACGTCGAACGACCCGCCCAGGCCCAACAGGCCTGTCACGTTCTCGTCCTCGCCAAAGGCGATGTAGTAAATGCTTGAAGTGACGCTGCTTGATCCCTGTGTCTCATTGAACGCAAGGATTGCAGAACCTGTTGCATCATCTCCGATGATCCGAACGGGAATCCCGTTCCATTGCAGAATCTGGCGGCCAAACCGGTCATCCCCTACATCAAGCAGGGAGAAGTAACCAGATGTGTTGCGACCAAGGGTCGTCAACTTGCGCCGGATAAAGCGGTTCATCAGGATGACATCAGCACTGGACTGGCTACGCAAAAGATCGTGCGCCTCGTCCATCTTCGCCAATGTGAGGGGTCCGCCATTCGTTGCCTCAGCAACCGTCTGGCCCAAACCCTCAGTGATAAGGGAGTTGACTCCCTTGAAATCCTTGGCGGTACCAGTACCGTCGAAGAAATACTTGTCGTAAGTCCTGGACATGGCCTTTGCGAACTTGGCGTACTGCCTGGCTTTCGCAGAGACTACGTTCCCACGGACCCTGACAAGGTAGTTATCGACAAATACCTCGCCACCAAGGATAGCCGTACCAAAGTACCGCTCCGTGTCTGTGCCGAATGACCTGGTGTAGGTCTCGTTCACATCACGGAAAGCGGGCGTTGGCAGACTGTTTTCGACCTGCACCTTGAGAGCATTCCCAGAGATGGCGGTCTGCGGAAGCATCTCAAGAATCGGAGATTCCTGGATCAGGGTCTCAACGACCCCACGCTTCAACTGATCGTCACCGTACTTGGCCGCCTCAAGGAGGGTCACGCTGCCACTTGGCATATCGCTGGCCTTCCTGTGGTTAGTGGGTGATTAGATGGGACCCTCTAACGACGGCGCTTGCTGGGCTTATTCTCCAGCGCCCACTCAATGGCCTGCACCCCGGTCAGTTTCTCCGGGTTGATAGCCGGAGTTGGCTGGCCGGACATTGCGCCCACCTGGCGAGCCCTGTCAAATGCCTCAGCGTCGGTATGAGAACCAGAAGCAGGTGCCGCCGGGCTAAGGAAATCCTCAACCTGGCGATCCAACTCATCGCCCTCAAAACCCCGCCTTGTTAGCAGGTCCCTGGCCAACTCCTCTTGCTGGCCACGACGATCCTCATGGATCTCCCTGGCCCGCTCCTCAAGTTGGCCTATGTCGACGCCATCCAGATCCGTGGGCTTCACAAGCGACAAACCGTGCTGCTGAATAACCTCTTGGGCTTTCAGGCCGGTAAGTTCGCCTCTAAGCGATTTGTTCTGTTCTAGCGTTTCCTCCAACTTCTGTCGGAGGGTGCCTCCCGACATCTCAGAAATATCTTCATCAGTGTCGTATGGCATATGTCACTCCTGGTCTCGTACGCTTCTGGACCCCAGGGGTACCCAGAAGGATTGGTATTATCTAAGTATAACTGACACGGTGCTGTCAATAGCGGACGCCGGGCCCCTTTCGACCAGGCTGCACCAGCCGTCCACCCCGGCCACCGGCCACACTGAACTGGCCAGAAGGAGCCGCCAAGGACTGTTCGGCCTGGACGCCTCTCACTAGCAGGTCGGTTTCCTCTGGCCTGGCCAGGAACTGTGCTTCCTCAAAGTCCTGTTGAGTGAACCTGTCAGAAGTCATGTTCGTCCTGGAGATCATGGAGTTCATCAGGTCACCCTGGTTGGCGTATTGACCGTAGGCTGTCAAAGCCTTCGCTCTCGTTATCCCGGCGCTTCTTATCTCCTTGACACGCTCCAACGAAGGTGCCACCAAACCCTGCTCCTCAGCGGCACCGCCAATGAGGGCGTACTGGACAGACTGGACTATCTCGTCCAAGTCCAGGAACGCCTCACCGTCGGCTGAGTCCCCCAAATACAGGGCCTCCACCAGCGCCTGGGCCTGGTCGGTATCCAAGCCACGAATCCTGGCCACTGTCCCAGTGGGAACAGTCCCATCTATTTCCATTTTGGAGATGGTTTCCAAGGCGGCCTGTAGGGAGAAGTCGGTAGCCCGGGCCACGAAGTCTTCGTAGGAGAAATCCGCCGACAAGATGTTCCGGTTGTATTCCTCTATCAACGCTTCTGACGCTTCCGGGTCAATAATCGCCTGGTACAACTGGTCGTTGGAAACGTCCATGTTGGCGTACACCCGGAACGCTGCACGAACCCCCACGCTGTGTTCGGAAAGGGTCTGGTACTCGTTGATTCGTGAAGCCAGTTCGGTGTGGTCTATGCCTCGTTCGATGAGAGCCGCATAGTCCAACGGGTTCTCCGTGGCTTCGTTCAACATCCCGGCGTCCCGCAAAACCTCCTGATAATCCCGGACACGGGTGATGTAATCGTTCTCGTTCTTGAACCTCATCCGGCCCTGGTCGTCTTTGATCGCCGGGAAGGTGGCCTTCCACTGCGGGGTGTTGCGGATCTTCGCCAACAAGACGTTGGCGTCAGTGCCCGCTTCCACGGCCTCCACGATCATGTCGATCAACCCCAGGCCTTCAGCCCACGGGTAATGCTCCAGGATGAACCCCATGGCCTCGTCGTAGGCGACATCTTCGGGGGGTTGGATTACCTCCCCGGTTGGGAGAACCGTCGACACCTGGGTTACGTCCGCAGCGTCGTAGGTGATGACATCCCCGGTGTTCTTGAAATGTTTGATGTCCCCGGTGGGGCCCATCAGGGCACCGACCTGTTCTTCGGTCACCCCGTATTTAGTCATCAGCGCATCGTCCCCGACCCGCCATTCCAGGATGTCGGATCGGATGCTTCGGGCCTCCTTGAACTGTAGATATTCGGTCCCTTTGGCAGCGATACGCTCAGACCACCCGTCCACATCCGCCTCAGTGATCGGGGCGGTCAAGGCACTCTGACCGAAATCCTCAAGTGCTATCTCAATGACCTGGGCCAGGACCTCCCACGGGTTCATGCCCAGACGGCCACCACGGGCCCTGTCCCCTAACGTCGAACTGGTGGTGACTAGATTCTCGTTACCCTGGTTGTATAGATTCGTCCAAGCAAGTTGCTCCTGGGCGGTGAAGCCAGATGTGTCTATCCCCATGTCCTCCAGCCCCAACAGGGGAGTCCTCGCACGGTGGCTGGCTATGTTCGCCTGTTGAATCCTGGTGGCCTCATCCAGGAAACCAGAAGTATCCCCGATAGTCCGGGTGATGTTCTGATTCACCACCATCGGGTTCCGGGGGGAACCGTCCGGGTTGACCGGCTCACCCGCCTCGTTGAACCCCTCAAACTGGTGAGCCGGATCGGCTGACCAGTTGGACGTAACCCCAAACCTGTCCTGCACCCCGCCGATCCGCTCATCAGTGAACGGATCCCTCCACCCACCACCATGAGACATGATGTATTCAGGGTGAAACTTGGTGTTCGGATCAGCGGCCATAGCCGCCACAGTCGCCGGGTCGTCAGTTGTCTGCCCTACGAAGATCGGGGCGAAAATCCTGCCGTCAGGCGTAACAGCCATTACCTACCGTACCCTCTCTGCCCGGAGAAGCCGAACGCATCACTCAACACATCGAACATCTGCCGATACCCAGAGACACCCTTGTTGGAGTTTT